TTAGCACCTTCAAAATTTCTTATAAACATCAATCGAACTACCAAAATTGATTAAATAATCACCACAATCGTACATAGATCCATACTTCTCTGCGTAATGCGTAACAGTCCGACGTAAAAATTCCTCAGTTACTTCTAAAAAATCCGCCACTTCAAAATACTCTTTAAGCCCAAGATAAAAACAAGTAATAATATCTTCAAGTGGAACCATTTCTTCATAACCTTTTCTACGGGCAAAAAGTTCTTGTTTTTTATCCATAATCGTTTCTTGCTTTGTTATATTGCCAACCGTATATTTGTAATGCATTAATTCTTCCGCTAAAACGCAACCTTTTTCGATGGTGGATTGGTTTTTATTAATTAAAATAATCCCGTTTAAATACAAACCAGGTAATTTATGAGGCATTTTTTCTTCTCTAATAGTCACCTCATCTTGGTATTTAGCTACCAATTTTTCATACAATAAAATCACATCCCGCGATGGAGTTTTTTCTTCATCTCTATATAAGCTAGTATATCCCTTAATTCTTCATCTGTTACATCGTCATCAATATGGGCAGCAATTGTCATGCCGCGCTCATCAGCAGGCGGTAAATTTCTTTCTGGAAAAAAATCATCCAAACGTTTGTTGAAAATTTTTGCAAGTTCAAATAAAACATCTTGGTTTGCTTTACGATCGCCATTTTCGTAACGACTAATCGTTTGACGAGTCGTGTGTAATCGTTCAGCAAGTGCCTCTTGATTTAAACCACGCTCCTCGCGATACTGTTTTATTTTATTCCCTACAAATTTATTTAGTTCCATAATAATTGCCCTCCATATGTTTATGGTATTAGTGTAGCATCTTTAGCACCAAAATGGAACTTTTTAAGACGAAATTGTCTAATTTAATTTACTTGTAACCAATTTGGTGCTATAATAAATGTATATTAAAAAATAACAGCAGCAAATTCCGTACTAATAGCACCAATTTGGTGACAAAGAGATTCCAAAATTAACGAGATGGAAGTGAGAAATGATGGATAGAAAACTTCTTAAAGAAAAGCAAATACAATTAATTTTTCAACTTGAGCAAGAAGAGAACAGGTTTGTAAGGAAGCGATTAATAGAAGAATTGGAGTATTTTGAAGCACTGGGGGACAAGGAGAAAGGCCTTTTGACAGCGGAGCAAAAACTACTTATTTTATCACCAAATGAATACTTAACATATAAAAAAACCTTTTCTGATGTTCAAATTAGTAAATTAATCGGTGTATCGAGATCTTCGCTTGCGGAATGGAAACGGAGAAAAGGATTGTCGAAAAAACAGCGTCCGCGAATTCAAGAGGAGATGATTCAAATTTTAGCCTATCACTTAAATAAACCAGTCGAAGAAATTAGCCGTTTACCTGAAGCGACGATTGAATGTCAGTATGAAGCGTTTGTAATTAATGAAGCCCATAATTAAGGAGTGGTCAAATGCAAGTAGTTGTATTACCAGAAAGTAAAGATATTCATTACATTAAAACCGTGCGAGCAGTGAAACAATTTTTTGCGGATTTCCAACGTTTTCGAGTCATTAGTGGCTTACCGCAGAAACCTTTTGTAGAAAAGAATGGGTGTTTGGAAGCGCCTATTTTTAATACAGTTGCTTTTTCGGCGAGACATGAGAAGGAAGTAATCTATGAGGCGCGCTGGTTAGTAGAGAAGTATACGACAATGTTGAACCAAATGGAGGCTTTACATCGACGCATATTAATAGATTGTTATATTGAAAGAAAGCAGGATGTGGCAATAATGATGGATTTGCCATATGAAATCGCCCAGTTTAAACGAATTAAAAAAAGAGCGGTTTTAGAGTTTGCTTCGGTTGTGGGGGTTTTGGTGAGGAAATCATGATACTTTTATGATATTTTAAAAGACTGCTTTTCTAGTATTGTAAAGATAAGGAATTTGTCCAGTATGCGGATGACAATAAAAGCTGCGTCAGAATGAAGGTGCACCGATTTTCTGATAAAAATGAGTATGGAACAGAAATTTGTTTTTAGAATGGATAATAATCCGTTAACATAACAAATATTCTATCTGGAAAATAAAGCTCGGAGGAATAAATTATTAAAAATAGTCTTGACCGATTTTTGTTTTCTAATTTTAAGGAGTGAATGCTTGGTGAAGAGTTTGAACTTCATGAAAGTCTTGGAAGCAACTAGATTAATGTTTCAAGAAAAAGGTGGAATTGATGTTGCGATAGCCATGCAAAATCAAGTAGATACACCAATAACCATGATGGAAATGATTGAACAAGAGGAAGAAGAAAGTCGTACTGCGTGGAAAGAGACATATCGTCTTGCTATTCACCATTATACAAATGATTTGGATCATGCGGGAATAGAGTTAATTGATACGCTGATGCAATCTGGTTTCGCTTTGCCAGAAGGATATAAATTAATTATCGTTCGGCACTACGGAAAACAGAATCTAGTAAGAGAAAGTAATTTTATTCATGCGAAAATAAGCTTTGAAGTAGTTATTTGTCGCAATTTGAAAGTTAAAATTTAGGAGGAATTATTAATGGCATTTGAAGAGAATTTATATTGTGATTATACACCGGGAGCGGCTAAGGCTGTAGCTGGCAAAGATGTGATTTTAGCAATTTTTAATGCAGCAGGAGATAAACTATTAGCAGTTGCAGGTCAACAAGGATTAACAATTAATCGTTCTAAAGATAGTATTGAAATTACATCAAAAGATACAGTTGGTGGTTGGAAATCTAAAATCGGCGGAATGAAAGAATGGTCTATCGAAAATGATGGTTTGTACGTTGCCGACGCGGATTCACACAAAGAATTGGCGAAATATTTTGAAAGCGATAGCCCTGTTTGTGTAAAAGTAATTAATCAAGCATCCAAAAAAGGACTTTTCGGCGGTTTAGCAATTGTGGCTGACTATAGTTTTGAAGCTCCTTTTGATGAAGCAATGACTTATTCCGTAAAGCTTGATGGAATGGGCGCACTGGTTGATTTAACTATTACTGAGGGTGGAGATCAAATGCCCGGCGAAGCACCAGTAACACCTGCAGAATAAAATAGAGAGCCACTTCAAAGAGTGGCTTTCCCTTAGGAGGAAATGGAATGTTTGAAGTGAATGATACAACCTATATTTTAAGATTTAATAAACAAAAAGTGAAGACTGTCGAGCTAACAACTGGAATTAGTTTAGTGGCTGCATTAACTGCCAATAAAGGAATTTTAAGCTATCAAGTTATTGAAACGTTATTTGTTTCTGGCTTAGTAGAAGAAAAAGGTTTAGTAGCTGTGAAACAAAAAGAAGCATTAGAGATCTTTGATAAATTAGTAGAAGAGCAAGGCTTAATTTCGCTAAATGTAGCAATTATCGAGAAATTACAAGAGGATATGGGTTTTTTGTTCCGATAAAACAGATTGAGTTTGAATATTTTGGTGCTGAGGGTGAGGACGCCGAAAGTGAAGTTAATAATGATTTTGAACTTGAAAAACAGCTAGCCTTTTTTGTAGTTAATTTTCATATGACTAAGCATGATTTTGAAGAGTTAACGGAGGTAGAGAAAAATTTTATCATGAAAGAATGGGAAAATAAAGTTATTTTTGAATCTACTATGCTCCGAAATGCAGTATTAAATGCTGAGCAAAATCTCAATCGAAAACGTAACTCGCGCTTTATTGATTTACACAAAAAACGTCAGAAGAAAGCAGATGTAAATTATACAGTAAATGCCCTCCAAACTATTTCTGAAAATGAAGCCCAGGAAGGAAAGGGCTGGATTGATCGGATATACCAAGCAAATGGATTAAGTAGACCAAAAAATAAAGAAGAAAGGGGGAAAATGAATGGCAGATTCTAAAAAAATCAATTTAGAAATGAATGATACTGTTTTAACTGCTCAAATGGGTCAACTAGATCAGATGGCATCAATGGTTCAAAGACGATTTACCGAAATGAAAATGACTATTGAGGATACTGGAAATGTGGATCCTGGCTCAAAGATTTCTAATTCATTAGGTGGATTGCAATCAAGTATTGGAACAATTAGTAATGCTTTTAGTTCGCTTGGGGCTAGTGGAGAATCTATTACTTCAGGTTTTGGAGCAGCAGTAGGATCAGTTGGTAGTATAACAGAAGGATTCAAAAACCTTGGCTCAAGTGTTCAAAATGGCTCACTGTTTTCAAGTCTAGCTACAGGTATTGGCGGAATGGGTAGCATGCTTAATGGTGTTGTTGGTGGCGTGCAAGGCATTAGCAATTTGGCTAGTGGTTTTATGGAATTGAAAAATAGCTTAGGTGGTTTAATGTCTTCTGTTGGTGGCTTATCAGGAATTATGACTAAGTTAACTTCTCCAATGGGACTGGTTATTATCGGAATTGTGGCACTTGTAGCGGCTTTTGCTTATTTAATGTCAACCAATGAATCATTTAGAAATTCAGTTATGTCAGTTGTAACGCAGGTTGGACAACTATTCGGACAGCTAGTAGCAACCTTGATGCCTATTATTATGCAAATAGTTACAGCAGTTGGACAAATTGGCTTAGCATTAATGCCCATTGTAATGCAATTCATAGCATTCTTCGCCCAACTCTTAGCACAATTAATGCCATTTATCTCGATGCTTGTTTCCATGCTTATGCCTGTAATTATGCAGATTATCCAAGCGGTGATGTCGCTTGTGTCAGCACTTCTACCAAGCATCATGGCAATTATTCAGGGAATTATGGGAGTTATTCAATTTTTAATTCCAATTATTATTCAAATTGCCACGGTAGTAATTCAAATTGTTGTGACAATCATTTCTTATATTAGTAAAATTATTCCGGTCGTAATGACTATTATTGGCGTTATTATTTCTATTATTACCACCATTATTAGCTATATTGTAGTGATTACAACGACGATTATAAGTATTATTGGAAAAATCATTAGCTTCATTGCTAGTGTAATTACAGCAATCATAGGAATTGTTCAACCAATTATTGGTTTTATTACGAATATCTTTACATCTATTGTTGCGGTTATTGGAGCAGCTTTTCAATTAGTTTTTGCAGTTGCATCAAAAATTTGGAATGCTATTTTAGCCACGATTTCAGGAATTATTGATGGAATAAAGTCGATTATTACTAGCATCTCTACGACTGTTTCTTCTGTCTTTAATGGAGTGAAACGAATTATTACAGGTGTTTTTGAAGGTATTAAAAGTGCTTGGGGCGGTTTAACGAACTTTGTAGGAACGATTTTTGATGGAGTTTCAAGTGCGATTCAAACTGTAGTAGATAACGTAAAAGGCTTTGTGAATGTAGTGATTCGCGGGATTAACTCAGCAATCGGGCTAATTAATAAGATTCCAGGTGTGGAAATCAGCAAAATTCCGCAACTGATTTCGGGAACAACAAACTTCCAAGGTGGTTTTGCGAGAATGAATGAAGGTGGCCGAGGTGAAATGGTTATTTTACCATCAGGGTCCCAAGTGATTCCACATGACGCAACAATGAAGTATGCAAGAGAGAGCGCTCGTGGAAACAAAGTACCACTATTTTCAAACCAAAGTACTGATTTGGCCAGGGTCGAAAATCTCTTAGAACGATTGCTGCAAAAAAATCCAGTTATTAAAATGGACGATAAAGTTGTCTCGGAAGTAGTTAGTCGAAATCAGGCTAATTCGTTTGATCAGTATAACTATACAATGGGAGGTGCAGCATACTAATGAATGACTTGTTTTTAGAAATAAATGGAAAGATTCATTCGCTTAGTGAAACATTTCCTGGGCTGTCGGTTCAAGAAGTTGCCAGACAAAGTCCGCAACTGAGCATGGAGACTGCTGAAATTGCTGGGACAGATGGTGTCATTCCAGGAACGATTGCTTTTAAGCCATTTGTCTTTTCAGCAATATGTAATGTCCAAGCACTCGATATACCTGATTATCATTTAGTTGTCAGAGAAATTTATGAGTTTTTATTTCAGCGTGAAAGTTATTATATTTGGAGTAACCAGATGCCTGGTATTCGTTATGAGGTGCATCCAAAACCGTTTGACTTTAGCAGGGAATCAGACCGTGTGGGGCTTTTAACCATCGAATTTGATGTTTTCAAAGGTTACGCGGAATCACGAGGTACGACGCTTGATCCGCTCACATTTGAAGTAGATTTATGGCAAATGGGAATGAATTTATCCAATCGTGATGACCTGTTTTACATTTTTAAAGAAAATATATTTCGTGTCTATAATGCAGGGAGCGAGCGTGTTAACCCGCTAATGCGCCATGAATTAGCTATTGCGATGACGGCAAATGGGATTCCAACGATTAATAATATTACAACGGGAGAGTCTTTTCAGTACCGAAATGAGCTGAAAAAAACAGATGTCTTATTGTTAAATGATGTATACCCACTTGTAAATAACCGTCGAGTTGGAAAAGATACAAATCATGGAATTATTACACTAGAAAAAGGCTGGAACGATTTTGAGATTAAAGGTGTAACAGATGTAACGATTGCTTTTAATTTCCCGTTCATTTATAGATAGGTGATGGTTATGGATTATTTAATTATTCAAAGTATGGACAAACAAGTAGAAGAGGTTTTGACAGATGTTGACTACGGTTCGTTTTCTTATGATTATGAAAAGAATACGACTAGAGCTATCTCATTTTCCTTAAATAAAACAAAACAGAATGCTAGTGTTTTTGATTTGTTAGGAAATGAAGCGGTGATAATTTATCAGGAACAACAATTCGTTGTGAAAAAATGTACACCAAAAGCGATTGGAATGACACTGTCTAAACAAATTACTGCCCAACATATTTGTTACACGGTACAAGATCATGTTCAGTATAATGTAAAACCAGGTAGAAAAAAATATTCTATTCAAACCGTTTTGGAATTTGCTTTAGATAATAATGTTTTGGGTTTTTCTCATGAAGTTATAGGAAGTTTTCCGCTAGTTGAACTAGAAGATTTGGGAAATAAAAATGGTTTAGAGTTAGTTAATTTATGCTTAGAAGAATATGGTGCAATATTGTTTGCTGACAATAAAAAACTTTATTTTTATGATGAAGGTAGCTGGTATGTAAAAACAGAAAAGCAATTTCGCTACTTGTACAATACGGAAGATGCTTCGGTAGATATAAATACCGATAATTTAAAAACACAGATAAAATGCTACGGCAAACAAAAAGAAAATGCGGATAAGCTAACAGGGGATAATAAATATTTAGCTGTTGTCACGTATACATCGCCAAATGAAGCTATATATGGCAGGAGAATGGCTAATGCCAAGAGTGATGACAAAATTACGAACAATACGGATTTGCTAAACTTTGCAAAGAAACAAATTTTAGATGTCCCAGAAACTTCTTTAAACATTACTTATAAAGGTGCTGAGACAGTTACAGAGCGGGATGTTTGGTATTTTATCCATGAGCCGATGAACTTTGAAACTGAAGTGAAAGTTACTCGAATTAAATCCGCGCATCGCTGGAGTAGGAAATTTCAAGATGTAGGTTTTAGTAATTCACGGCGCGATATGGTGCGAATTCAAACTCAAATAGCGAACCAAGTCAAAAAAGCGAGTGTGGATACAAATAAGCTCAATTCATTTTCAAGCATCGCAATGAATGCTTTTGATTCTCGAATTTTAACGGAAGTAGTAGGTGTTGTAGATGGCGACTGAAATTAGAGTTTTGAAAAATACGGATGGTACAGTTTTCTACCCTAAGACGCATTTAACTGCAGTAGAAGGGTTGAATAGCGCTACAACAAACTTTGCTGGATTAATGACATCTAGTGATAAGACGAAATTAAATGGAATAGAAGCTGGTGCAGAGAAAAATAATGTGACTGCAAGTGATATTTTGAATTGGAATAAAAAACAAGACGCAATTTTAGTTTCTGAAAATGGATCTAAATTCAAGCTAACTGTCACAGACGCGGGAGAAATAAAGACAATTGAAGTGGAATAGGAAGGAGGTTGCTTATGAAGTTAGACTTATGGAAATGGGAAATGCTCCTTCAAGGGCGCGAGTTCAGAAATAAAACAAATGATAATTGGCAAAAATTAATGGATTGGTCCAGCTTTATTTCTACTGGTTTGGATGCGATTTATGTATATATCAATAGGGCGGATGCAAGCTTAAATCGAAAAATCAACACGGTGGATAAAGCTGTAAATGCAAGAATAAATGAGCTAATAAATGGAGCTGTCCAGTTAGATGAAGTTGTTGATGCAAGAACCGATGCACTCGGTGAAAGTTATCCAGTTCTGAGAGCGCGTTTGAATAAGGAACAAGTCACTTATAGCGAAAAGAGTACGATTCAATTTGGTGTGGATAGTATTATTTCCATGCAAGAACAAGATATCGGATTGCTTACGAGTAAATCAATTACGGAAGCACAAACGGTATGTTTTTTAAATATGTCGAGCTTTGATGAACAAGCAGATATTATTCTCGAACAAATAGCTGAGACTAGTTTTTCAGGAAAATTAACCAGTATAGTGTTTGCGCGAATAGGAACCAATGAACGTTACCAAATGGAGCAGTTGGTGGTGTAAAGGAGGAGTGAAGAATGACTGAAATTAAGCGAATGCTACAAACAAAGAAAGATCAGTCAAAAGAGCAATTTTATCCAGAAACACATGTGGAAGGGGTTGTTGGACTAACGGATTTTGTTTCAGGACAACTTCCGACCGGTGTAGTTAGCATCAATGGTAAGTCAGGCAGCGTTCTACTTGAAGCTGAAGATGTGTATGCTGCGCGAAAAAACCATAATCATGATGTGGCTACCTATACAACAGCCGGTTTTATGAGTTCGTTTGACAAAATGAAAATTGATGAGCTAATTTCCCCAGAAGCAGGCGTTGTGAGTGTGAACGGTAAGACGGGAATAGTCGATTTATTCGCAGCCGATGTTGAAGCTGCAGCTGTGAACCACACACATACAGAAGCTTCGACCAGCGAAAGTGGCTTTTTATCAGTAGAAGACAAACAAAAATTAGATGCGATACCTATAATCGTACTTGAAACTATTAAGGAGGTAGTAGAATGACTAAAATTGTAAAAATGTCAGAGAAAAATGAGCACGGGACTTTAGAACAATTCTATCCAGAAACACATGCCGAGGCTGTTCAGGGACTAGTGACAGTTTCAGAAGAGGAAAAAGCTACTTGGGACGGGAAAGAAAGCCCAGCAGGAGCAGAACAAAAAGCAAATGGGGCATTAAATAGCGCCAAAGATTATGTTGATACTATTGGAGCGGGGACGGTCGTATTTCAAGGAGCTAATATTATGGCAGCTGGTCAGAAATATAAGTGGGAAGCTTCTAAATTGAAATTTGGTATTACTTTATTATTCAGCCGCTATGACTCGGCAAATAATACGCCACTAGATTATTATTATCATTCAGTTTTCTTATCGAAAGCTCAATTAGCTAATCTTGCAGGTAAGGGCTTATTAGTGAATATGCCTTCAACTGTTTATGGGGAACGAAAATATTTATATGTATCAGAGACTGAGGTAGCTGGGCACAATGACAATCTAAATAATGCTTCATGGGCGTTACGTCAAGTCACTGTAATGTAATCAAAAAGGAGGTTTTCCATGGAAGTCCTACTAAAAGTTGGAATGCTGGGATTTGGTGCGTTATTTGGATACTTATTTGGGGAAGTGAGTTTGTTGGTAAAAGTGCTTGTGTGCTTTATGGTAGCTGATTATATTTCCGGACTACTCGCTTCCGGCTATCTAGGGGAACTCAGCAGTAAAATGGGTTTCAAAGGAATCGCCAAAAAAATTGCTATTTTAATTTTAGTAGCTGTTGCGCATCAAATAGATTTGATTATGGGAACGCATAATACAACGCGTGATGCGGTTATCTTTTTCTATTTAGCGAATGAGCTGATTTCTATCTTGGAAAATTTTGTGCGAATGGGAATGAAAGTGCCAGAAGTTTTAAAGAATTTAATTATGATTTTTGATTCGAAATCAGGAAAAGAGGAAGAAAAACATGACAAAAATATGGATTGATGCAGGGCATGGTGGAAAAGATTCAGGGGCAACTGGGAACGGGCTGGTAGAGAAAAATTGGGTGTTAGCAGTCGCAAAACAAGTGCAAAGAGAATTGAAAAATGCTGGTTTTGAAGTAGGGATGACTAGGACAAATGATACTTTTTATGAATTAAGTGACCGGGCTACGAACGCCAATAATTATAAAGCAGACTTGTTTATTTCAATCCATTTCAATGCTGGTGGTGGAATGGGGTATGAAGATTACATTTTCACTTCCACACCGGCAAAGACAATAGAAATTCAAAAAATAATTCACAAAAATGTGACCGCCAAGGCTTCAAAACACGGAATGCGTGATCGTGGTATGAAAAAAGCGAATTTTGCAGTTCTGCGGGAGACGGTGATGGACGCGATTTTACTAGAGGCTGGTTTTTGTGATAGTAGTGATGCAGCAATTCTTAAAACGCAGTCCTACCAACAAGATTTTTGTTTAGGAATTGTAGAGGCGGTGAAGGAAATATTTGGTGCTAAAGATGCTCTGGTAACAAAGTATCAAGCCGGAAAATACTCAACAAGTGATGATGCGATTTCAGGTAAAAATCTAAAAGGTTATTTACCAGCTGGGACAAAAGTTTTTGTTTATAAAGAATTAGCACAAACAATTAATTTAACAACGACAAAAGGTGTCCCAGGAAGTTGGGTCTTAAAAACGGAAGTCAATACGGGGAAAAGATAAAAAAAGAGCAACCAAATTCGGTTGCTCTTTTTAAAAAATCAGTTTTTCTTTCGCAAA